CTTAAAGAGTTATAATTACCATCAAATAATGCTGGTTTACCTGATATACTTGCCCAAGTTGGTGTATATCCTGTACCTAATTTACCAGCTAATGCTATTGCAGTGCTACCAGTAAATGAGTTAAAATGTAATTTTGATACATAATTTGCTGGCAATGTTGTACCTGTTAAACTTAAAAACTCTGATTGTAAAGTATAGAAATTTGTTGCCCCTGTATAAATTTGTGACATTACCCAATCAGAAGTAACCAATGTTGTACCGTTACCATTCATTGCAGCAGTATAATCACCCATATATCTAAGTCCTAAACCAACACTTAATTGTACTGCCATATCACCACCTAATCCATCACCAACACCAAAGAGTATTTGTCCTGAAGCTGTTGAAAAAGTTGCTGTATGATATTGACCGTAACGTGTGTCATAAGATGCAAATTGAATAACTTCACTATGTACAGATAATGTTGAAAGTTCTGTATTATCTTCAGTCTGAGCATTCATTTCAATACCTTTAACAGAACTATTGCTTAATACTTGAATATATGCTTTACCAGTTGTACCGTTGAAATAATCACCTATACCAATATCACCTTTGGCTAATTGAAGACCCCAATTACGTGAAAGAGTTGTCCCTGTTATATAAAGATTACCTGAATCAATATTAATTGCTGTGCCACCTGTTAAAATGCCACCTAAACCTATTGTGTTTGAATTTGTTTTTAGTCCGTTAGTACCACCAGTTATGAAATTTGATACATCAACAACAGGTGTGAATATATTTACACTATTACCACTTTCAGTTATAATTGTAGCACCAGAAGGAACAAAAGTATATGTTATACCAGTACTACCACTTGTGCCACCAGTTGTGCCACCACTTGAACTGCCAAGTTTTTGCCATGAAGCACTATTAGTATAATTATTTGCATCTAAAAGCTGATATAAACCACCAGTTGCAATTGATACAATAAAACCATTGTATAACCAAACATTTCCTTGACTGTCTTCCCAAATTGCAGGATTAATTAAATCATCAATACTATCAACAATTTGACGAGCATCTAATGGTGATTTTAATTTTGGCTCAAAATTCGCACTGAATCCGAATGTACCTTTGTTTCTCATTATTTCTTAATTAAAAAATCAATTTTATTTGAATATTTGACCTGTCAGTACCTATGTAAGTATATTTTGTATAATCAGCACTAACACCCTGTACTGTCTCTGTTACATAACTTACATCCCAATTTGCTAATGAAGCTAATTCTGAACCACCCTGATACTCATAACTGTTTGATACTGTATTAAATGTCTGCACACCAGACAATGCAGCAAAATAATTAGAAAGTTCAAAAGATTGTTTATCACCACCAGATTCTGCTGCTAAAATAAGAACAAGTTCAGTGCTGTACATACTAACTAAACTTTGCTTTTCCATACTATTAATTACGTCAGTGTTTGCAAAAACAGGATAAACACCTTCAATTGTAATATATTTATCACCTGAATTACCTGATGATAGTGCTGAACTAAAATTACCACCTTTACTGTTTAAAGGTTGTTCTCCTGCTGAAAAATCAACATTAGAAGTAAATGTCTGATAACCTTGTACAATTGTATAATTTACTAAACTTTGTGAATCACTTAAACTTGTTGATGGTACATTAGTTGGTAACGCATCACCAGAATAGTTATATGCTGTTGGTAAACCTGATCTTTTACCATTAGTACCATAAGCAGGATTTATACTACCTTGATTAAAATTAGAAGTGAAATTGATTATTTGTGTATCTCCAATTTCATATAAATTGCCAGCATCAGAACTAAATGAATTAAAAGGATTTGTCAACGAAGGAAATAGTACTGGCACTAACAAACTTTCAAATAATTGACCATAAGTTTTACCAATTAAAATATCACCAACACCAATACCACCAACCTGAATTGCAGCAGGTGAAGTTAATTCATAAATATCACCACCTGTTGTGCCTGTACCACCTGTATAAAATGGTGTATATATTGTTATATTCTGACCATTTTTAACAACTCTTGTGTCACCAGAACCAATGAAAGTATATGTTTGTCCTGAAGTACCACCTGAAAAATGTAATAGTAAATTATCAACTTCTGACTTAGTATAATAATTTGTTGAACTACCTGATATTGACTGTATAAAATCAGTATCAACATTAATATCTGTACCATCTTCAATACTATAACTGCCTTGTGCAATTATATAATTTTTGTTATCTAATGTTAAAATAACATCATAAAAATATACTCTGATAGGTTGATTATTATTTGCAGCACTGACATTAAAAGTTACAACACCTAAATTTGAACTACCTGATATTTGAAAGAGTGTATTACCTGTTAAAAATTCATCTGTATGAACAGAAAATGTGGTTGTTGCACCAGTTTCATTGATAAATTCATTAGGTATTTCACATTGAATTTTGTTACTATTGTTCTGATATATTTTTAAATTGTTCATACAAAAATTTATTATAAATACTTTTTATTATTATCCTGTTGCCATGTAGCAAGAAACACAAGTTGTTCCATTACTAAACCCACCTTTTATGTTTGAAGCACAAATACAGGTAAATGCATTAGCTGTACTTGAACAACAAGTACAAGTTGTTTGAGCATAAATTATAACATTAATATGATCACCATAATTAACTTGAAAATTTGAACTTAATGATGGCATACAACTATTCGCTGGTGCACAACAGCAATATTTACATACACTATTGCATAATACTTGCATATATGCATAAGATGAAGCACCTTGTTGTGTTGTTGATAATGAACCACCTATACTTAAAAAATAACATTCACCTGCTACCATTGCAGGACTTGTACTAACACACATATTTGCACAAACATAAGAACCACCGCAACCAGTGCTACCTATTTGTGTTAAATTAACATCACCACCACAATAACCTCTGAAATTGCTTAATCTGTCTTTACTACCTTTATATAAAGAACAAAATTTACTATCAGTAGCACAAGCAAAAGCTGTGGTAAGACTTGTACCACCGACAACAGCAGTAACATTAGTGAGTGAAAAAGTTGTAGTATTTGGTACGTTTGCCATATTAATTGTTATTACGATAATCGCTATTTCTATAATAATTAAAATCAAGTTTTAGTTGTTTTACTTCACATTTTAAACTTGCCACTTCACGAATCAGTAAATCAGTATAACTAACTCCAAGCATACCATCACAACCTTTATGTACCAATTCAGGATATTTTTCTTGTAAATCTTGTGCAATAACACCATATCTGATATTATCAGGTTCAGATTTTAAATAAAACTGTTTATAATCAACATTAATTGGTGCAATACTTAAACTTTGAATATTTGTTTTTAAATTTTCATCTGATGTTAAAATAAAATCAGGTGCACATATTGCATGATCAACATTTAAACCACCACAGATATATGTTGTATATAACTGACCACAAGTTGTAATCATTGCAGTACCTTTTCCATCACCTATGTATGTGTTTCTGAACTTAGTAACACCAAAATTATAACCAACCATATTGATATAAATTCCAGAACCATTTCCATTAAATGAGTTTTCCCAAATGTATGGTCCTGACACTGAAACATTAGCACCTGACATATCAGCTTTTGTACCGAATTCAACAATACCTTTTGCAGTTAAACTACCATCCTGTGTTACCCTGAATACTGCTGTGTCTCTGTTTGCATAAGTATCACCAGCATAGAATCTTACTGAACTTGCAAGATTACCATCATTTGTTATACCAGCATTAGGTAAAACAACTTTACCTGTTAAATATACATTTGAACTAAACAAACCATCACCTGATAAACTACCTAAGTCTGAGCTAGTTATCCCACACAAATTACCTAACCTTACTACTGCTTTACCAGCAAAATTTCCATCATTTACTCCTGCCAACATGTCAATATATGGGTTGTTTGTGTCTGAAGCTGTCAAATATATAATTGATTGTCTTGTAGTATCAGTGCTATTTCCCACTTGCACCAAGTCCATATTTGCATAAATGCTACCTGTTAAAACAGTTACTGTTATATAATTTGTATAAACACCAGTTACAATGCCTTGAAAATATAAAGAACCGTTATCATATTTTTGTGCCCTAACATAGTCATTTGCAACAAATTGTATAGGATTATGCCCTGAATTTGTATCAATACTAATTGATGTACCAGTGAATGTTGTTGTTTTTGCGTTTGCTGAACTAATGATCATACCACCATTTACAGCACTTAATTTACTAATTTGCAATTCGTATGCTTTTAACATTTTCCTGACAACTAAATTGTCAACTGTTAGATCATAAGAACCAGAATTGTTTTGTATTAACCATCCTGCACCTGCAAAACCTGAACTAAATGAAGCTGAACCTTCGTTACAAGCTAAAGTTATATTTGTAGCACAAAGTAAAGGTGAAGTTGAACAGGTTGTTGCTATTGAAACAGGTGTTGTACTGCATGTTGTAGCACAAGCAATTGGTGTTGTACTGCAAGTTGTAAAACATGCTATTGGTGCGCATAAAGTACCTGTTGCAATAGGATTATTTATTGGTAAAAATTTTAATCCTAAACATGTACCACCTTCAATAAATTTTAATGCTGAAACATTACCTGCAAAATTTGGTGAATCAATAACATTAAATGTTGAACCTGATAAATTTAAATTTGTTCCTGCAAAATATGTTGTACCTGAACCACCATTACCTCCTGTAGAAACTGATGATGAACCACCACCTCCACCACCTCCACCACCTGATGATAAACTGCCAGTTTGTCCATCTCTGCGAACACTTAGAAGACTATATGTAGATGTTGTTATCATGTTGTAAATGCCTCCCTGCTATTTGCAATTTCAATCATATTAATTTTCATTTCTTCATATCTATCATTATAAGTTTCGCTTACAATAAAAAACTGTTTTGTACCTAAACCTGAAGAATCTTTTATAATAAATTTATCAAGATTTAATAAATAATTTTTGCAGTTAATACTACCAGTTATGTTATATCTTAATTGATCATATTCTGAAAGCAATGATTGTCCTAATAATTTTGCAGTATCATAATAAGTACTATTGCCATAACGCATTAAACCTATAATATTTGAACCTGTTGGTGTTGTTAATAATGATGAAAAAGCAGCTTTTGAACTACCCCACAAACCTACACCTTGTTTTAATGTTATAGTTAATGGTGTTTTTCTTCTGGTTAATGAATTATCAACATTAAGCATTGTTAAAACTCCACTATTATCAATAGGTGTTTTATCAAGTTTAACAATTGCAACATTTATATTTTTAATTGCAATATTTAATACAGGTGCTAATGAAGGAACAACATCTGTAACATTTACTTTTTTTAAAATTTTTACACCAATTTCACCACTAAGCAAATCAACATTTGATGCTGCTAATTCTGATAATGGTATGTACATAATTGCTGTAATCCAACTATCACTAATAACTGATTTATCAATTGTTGTATATTTTGTTTTTCTAAACCAAGTGCCATGCCTTCTACTTACAATTATTTCAGCATCTAATTGTCTCACATATATTTTATTTTGATAATATAATGGTTCTGTTAATTGCCATTTTTGTGTTGAATTATTCCACCATTTTGTACTTATACCATTACTAATTGTTACTTCAATACCATCCATATATAATGAATTAATTGTAGAACCTTTTGAACCTGATCTTGGATTAACAATATTTAAAAAATCCTTAGTGTTTACAAAAGTATCTACTGATAATTCAAGCATTATATTATCATCTTGCTTAATGCCAGAATAAGGAAAAGTGTATGAATAATATCCGTTTGAATAACTATTTGATTCTAACCATCTTCTAATAAAATATATAGGTGAAGCATCATTTAATACTGTAATTTCCTTTATGCCATCACCTAATGCACCACCGCTTTGTGTCCAGTTTGTAAAAGTTACACCTGAATTCCACCAATAATTACCTATAAAACTCATACCTAAATATGTTCGTGTTGAAGCTGACATATTATTCCAAGTACCACCTGTAAAATTGCCACTATCTGAAAAATCAAAATTATCATCAGTCCAAGTAAGCGGGTCATAAGTAATTGATATCTGGTTGAAATTTTGTACAATATTATTTACAGTGCCTGTTTGAAGCCATTTAATGCCATTAGAAGTACTGCCAGTAGTTATATCTAATATGCCACCAAAAGGTGCTGAAGCCTCTGTATTACCGCTTAAATCATAAGATTTACCGTTTGCAGCATTAGATAAATTTAATGGGTCAACAAAATAGATTGTACTACCTCTAAAACTCATTTGTAAACCTAAAGGTTGAAAAATGGTATCTAAAACTTCACGACATGACATTGCAATACCATTTTCATCATAATAATTTTCATTATTTACAATTAAGTTTAAAAATAAATTTTGATTTCCTGATGCGACAAAAAGATTATTGTTAGTTTTTATTGAAGTAAAAGTTAAATTAAGTTTATTTAAAATATTTGTTAAAACTTGTGCTACTGTAACGCAACCAATATAAGTGTTACCAGTTTCAGAAACTCTATAACTTAGATCATCAAGCAATGCCATACCATCAGTAATTGAAAATTCTATAACTGTATATTTTGCTGAATATGTTTCATTATAGTCGTTGTTAACTAAAAAACCTTGCCAAAACATATTTGAACCTGATTCACCGTTAAAAATTTGAACTTTATACATCTGAGGGTCTACTGAAAACAAATCTGTAAGTGTTAATGGTGGTGCTACCACACGAAATTTCCCCCCTGAACCAACACTTGGTAAATAAATGTTATCTATGTCTCCAACTGTGTTTATTTCTAAAGGTGTATCTGCTGCTGCTGTTAAATTAGTAACACTGCCAGAATAACCATTTTTCAAAATATCAATTGTGGTTATATTGCCTGAAAGACGTGGATATTGAACTCTATATTTAACTCCGTACATTATGCAAATGAATTTATGTGTTTTTGTGTGTTATTTAAAATAATAAGTAAATCTGTTCCTGATACTTTTGTAGTTAAAACTCCACCACTATTATTTAAAATGTTATTTGTTTCAGTATTATTATAAACTCGTTGCCCTGCACCCTGTATAAGTTCTACTCCATTTTCTCCTGCCAAAAAATATCCTGAATTTGGTGCAAGACCACCTGAAGCAAATGATGGTACTTTTGACCATAATGCCATAACACCAGCAACAGCAATAGCACCTGTAATTAAACCAATTAAACCTTTATGTGCTTCACCAGCAATTGCTGCTGCAATAGCTTCTGCCAATAAACTATCAATAATCTGTTGAACACCACTAAGCATTGAAGAAACCACTTCTTTAAAACCACCTTTTATACCACCAAGCAATTTGCCAAACGCATCTGTAACACCAACAACAGCATTTGCAGTTTCATTTATAAGTTTTTTTTGAGTTTCAAGGTCTTTCTTTTGATCTTTATACTTTTCGTCTGCTGCTTTTTTTGCTTCTTTTGCAGATTCATCATCATATTTTTTTTGTATTGCTAAAGATTCTGCAATATGCTTTTCATCAAGTGCTGTTTGCATTGCTGCATTACCTTCAGCAGCAGCATATTCTTCTGCATATTTTTGATCAATTGCTGTTTGCTCTTTTATCTGACCATCCATTGAAGCCAGAATAGTTTCATTTTTTAAATTCTGGATAGCCTGTTCATTCTTTTTAGTTATTGCTAATAAGTGTGCTAAATATTCTTCAGTTATTGCTGTTTTTAATTTATCATTATCTTTTGCCATTAAAATATCACTGGCATATTTTAATTCAATTGCTTTTTGTTCCTGCTGATAACCTGTTAATGAATATGTAACTGCTTTATCTTTAAGTTGCATAATCTGTTCTTGAATTTTAAGTTGTTTATCTGCAAGTGCCTGTCTTTGTACATCATTCAACAAGTTTTTATTATCCAACTTTTCGTTTTCTCTTAAACTCTGACTATATGCAGCATACAATTGATTCTTTTGTGCAAGTATGTCATTAAGTTTTTTATTGGTAGCATCATTGTCTGCACCCATTTTTTTCTCTGCTTCTGCTTGTTTTGTTTGTAAGTCCAACCTATCATAATCAAGATAATACATTTTAGTTTTTAGTGCTACCAATTCTTCATTAGCTTTCTGATCGAATTTACCTGTTGATTCAAGTTTTTTATGTGCTTCAAGTTGTTTATCAGCAATATCAGCTTCCATTACTGACCTTTTTAATAAATATGTAACATCAAATTCTCTAGATTTTATTTGTGCTTGGGTTAATGCATCTGCTTTTTCTTTAGCTTCATCCATTGCTTTACCCCAACCTGTCACAGCTTCTTTTAATTCATTATAAGCTGCTTCAAAATGACCTTGACTTAATTCATATAATGCTTTACCCACATGTGCAAGTTTATCCATAACAACCTCAAAAACTGCTTTAATACTATTCCAGACAGCTTTCATTTTATCACCACCTTCATCAGTACGTTTCATCCAGCTTATCAATCCAGCAACAGCTAATGTAATTGCAATTATAACAGCACCAATACCTGTTGAAATAATGGCAGCATCAGCAGTTGCAGCAGCTTTTACCAAATTTTCAAAAATTGGTTTCATACCACTAATAACACCACCTAATGCACCAAATTGACCAGCTAAAGCAGGTAATGCAGTGTTGGTTAATGCACCAAAACTGGTTTTCATTGCATCAGCACTACTGCTAATAGCACGTTCCATTGCTTTACCTTCACTGGTAATTTTATCTTTTCCAGTGGTAAAACCAGCAGTGTCCATCAAAATTCTGGTAACTATACTAAAGTCTTTACTTGAACCCATATTTTAACCTTTTAATATAAATACTGTTTCTTTTAGTCTCATTTAACAGCACTTTTACTATTCATGTATTCCTGATATCTTTTATAACTTTCTTGTAGATCAGCTTGTGTAGTTTCAACTTTTGGTTCATTTAGTTCTGCTTCATCCTTTTCATCGTCCCAAGGAAATTCAATACCACTTCTACCAATTGAACTGGCAATAAGTCTGGACTGTTCCCAAGAAAGTTTAGTCTTATTATTTATTTGAGAAATTAAAGCATCATTTTCAATGCTTGTGCATTCATAAAGAAAGTAATCTGTTGATATGTTTGAATTAGCACTGATATAAGCAAATATTTCAATAATACTTACTTCTTTTTTTTTACAGGATTATTATCTTTTAGATTTTCTTTTACCAATGATGTAGCATAATCATTGAAGACTTGAATTGAATCCATATTGTCATCTAACACATCTAAGAATTGATCAAAAGTATATTTGAATGTATCTCTATTAGCTGCTTTCAAGAAGCAGTAAAACAGTGTCATTGTGTCTGTGTAACTATCATCCAATTGACTGATTTTCTTTTGTGCTAATACTTCAAAATCAATTATTGCTTTATTGGTTTTTTTAACAACATATTCAACATCATTAAATTTTATTCTAACCTCATTTTTTGGTGCAATTATTTCACTCATACTAATTTTAATTTAAAACATTATAATTATTTACAATAAATACTTCACTCATTGTGAAAAAGAAAAAAGCAGGTAAACCCAAACCTGCTTTTTTAATTAATAATTAAACACCAGAAAATTATGTAGATAAAATAAAATATAATTATGTTATTGTCCAAGCACCAATACCATCAATAGTACAACTGTAATCAACAGCACCTGAATAACTTGAACCTATCTTTAAATCTGTAATTCTACCTGAACCTGATAAGTATTTTTGTGATGTAAGCAAAGTTTGTGGAAAGGTTCTGGTTGTATTTAATCCAAATTGCCAGTTTACAATTGCTTGTGCTTTATAAAGTGATACAAGACTTGTAGTATTAGTGCCACCTGTTGCCACAAAGTCTACCAAACCATCAACTGCTAATGTGTATGCTGGAAAACCTAATACGTTGCTTTGTCCATCTCTGGTTGTAGTATCAATTACCTGTTGTTTATCTGAAAATGTAACAGTTCTTGAACCTCCAATAACTGTTTTTGTTGCTCCTGAACCTATGAATGCTAAAAAGTCGAAACCACTAATTTTTGCCATGTTGTATAATAAATTAAAATTGCTTCAAATAATTTATTATAAATACTAAGCAATATTTTTAGCTATTTTGGGTGTTAAATTGTAGTACTATTGTCTGAACATAACTAATTGCATCAGCACTTTCAAAAGCAATTTCATCAGCAGAAACTAATGCATCACAAGTAATATTCATATTACCAAAAGTGAAAGATTTATATTCAAAAATTCCTCTTACCTGTTCAGCAAGATCAATTGACTTTACATAGTCTGGTGTAACAACATCAATTTGAACTTGTGTTGCATCAAATGCTGTACCACTACTGGTGTATTCAGTTGCTACAGACATTCTATGATAAACAATGTAAGGTTTGGTAACATCTTTGGGTAATACTAATGCATTTACTTGTGTGGTAACTCCTGATAATTGCTGATATATAAATTTTCCAATACTGAGACTCATATTTATAAATTTGTTCTACTATTAAATACTTTTGATTTTAATTCGTTTAAGTGTTTCCTTCATCTGTTTTATACTTTCTTCAGACATTTTATGACCAGAAGCATTTTTATTTCCCATCCCTGCTTTCCTTATTTTTTCTTTTGTTACTTCAGAAGGATGCTTACCTCTTAACTTATCTTTAGTTTCTTCTGATACTGGTTTTCTTATCAACCTCATATGTTTTACCGTTTCTTCACTAAAATGTTTACCTTTCATTGGTGATGGTTTACCTTTTTTTCCTTTACTCATATTCAATTTTACTTCTTCAGACCTTGGTGTTCTCATTTTCAATTTTTCTTCATCAGTATGTTTATATCCCAAAGCATTATTATTTCCAATTTGTGCTTTACTCATATTCATTTTTGCTTCTTCAGACATTGCACCATGTGGTTTTCTTTGTTTTATTTTAGTTTCTTCAGAACGTCTCAAACCTAACTGACTACCAGCAACTTTACAAGTATTGAAGTATGGGTCATAATAACCTAAAAAATATGTTTCAATTTGTAATAAATCTTCTTTATCATATTCAGCAATAACTGAAAATCTTAAATCAGTTTTTTCGTACTTCTTATAATGATTTTGTAATTGTGGTGAATGATGTTTATTATTCTTTAAATCATTTAAATGTTTACACCACCTATTGTTAATATTTACTGCTGAACCTATATATGTTCTTTCAGGATGAACAATTGATTGTATTTGATATACACCTGTCATGCTACAAAAATATAGTAAAGAATTCTGAAATACCAGTGTTTTTTAAAACATTTATTTACCGATAGAAACGTTCATATTTCTTTATGACCTTGCCGTATGTGTCAACAAAAGTTTCATAAAGACCATTGAAAACTTGTTCCTGTGTTTCTTCAACTGCTTTACTAAAGAAATGTGTTGCTGTAATTCTACCTGTTGAATGTGCTGTCATTTTTCTTGTAAATATTCTTGTTTTGGTTTTGGTCATTCTGTCTTTTGTGCCTTCTTCAAAAAATAATGCCATAAAGCCAGCATACCTGCCTGTTTTTCTTGCACCAACATCAGCATAACCACCATTTTCATCAGGATAATATTTAACTCCTAATGATTTTTGAATTCTTTTGCTGGTTGTGTTTGCCCTTGCTGCATCAATTAAAGGTTTTGCTGCTTTTGCATATCCTTTTTTTAGTACTTCTTTTTTAATTGAACTATCTAAATCAGATATTAATTGATTAAACTCGGCAATATTTTCAACAGTCATTTGCATAGTCAGAAGGTGTTATTGTTGTAAAGCACAGGTTAATGTTATGCTTTCTTTATAAATTGGTGAATCTTTAATGTTATTGATAGTATAAAACTTGTCTTTATATTTAACTCTGAATGTTTCATCAATATCTTCTCTGTATCTAATCACAAACTGACATATTTTACTGGTGAATAATTCAAAATTTGCTATCATTTTGTTTCCACCAATATCAAGCATATTAGCATTTACAGTTTTGTAATCTGCATACTGTACATCTTGCATTGAACCATAAGGATTTTTTGCCGTTATTGGTTTTTGAAGTGTTATTTTATATTTTAAAAGACCTGAATCCATTGTAATTAATATTTTAAACCGTAATTAACGTATGGGTAAATTAAAGAATATAAAGTATCTGGCACGACACTAACAGTACCTCTTGATAAAGATTCCCTGAATTCATTTGAATTGCTGCACAAATACAGTATTGCCCTTTTTAAAGGTAATGGAAGTGTTTGAGAAGTGTACCCTGAAGGATATCTATTAATAAGGTCAAATAATTGAACTTCAGCAGTGTCTAAAATGTCCTGAAGCTCACTATCTTGATCAGTTTCATCTTCACCTTTTCGAATTTGTCTTTTGACTAATGTTATATTTAGGAATGACATAGTATGTATATTTAACATAAATACTATGACCGTGTTTTACCAATCAGTTTTAGCTTTTGTAATTAAATCTTGAATCTTTAATCTTCTTTCTGTAATACGTCTTAACATTAAATGACCAGTATCATATTTATTTTTATATGCAATTGCTGATTCCAATAGTTCAATATTATCATTAAATAAACCTAAACCACGATTACATTTATGACACAACAAACCTCTATTTTCGTTAAAATTATGGTCATGATCAACTGATAATTTTAATTTAAATTCACTTTGTGGACGTTTACAAATAGCACACTTACCACCTTGTGCGTTAAACGTTTCATTATATTTTTCAATAGAAATGCCATACAATTTTTTAAATTGTTTAATTTTATTAGCAACTTTATTTTCTGGTATAGCATAATATGTTTTACAATATGCTTTATGTTTTACTTTATGTTCTGGTATTGAACGATATGCTTTATCATATTCTTTTTTTTCAGGTGTTGCATTACGTGCCTTTTGTTTTGCTTTTACTTCAGGCAAAGCATTATGTACTTTATCATATTCTTTCTTCTTTGCTTTTTTTCTTTCAGCACTAATAATTTTTTCTTCAGGTGTTAATCTTTTCATTTTTTCTTACAATAATATAGTAAAAAATTCTGATAATCAAGACTTTTTAAAAATAAAAATGGGTTAATTCTGAAACTAACCCATTTTAAAAAATATATTTAACGTACTAAATAGAAATTTTTACTTGCCATAGCCACGAATAAACGATGCTTGCCTTACAGGTCCCATGTCCTGATATACTTCAATGTGAAGTCTTACAGCATTATTGATAGCAGCACTGTAAGGATCGACTAAAATACCAAGTGTACCAAGTGATTCAGGTGTGCTACCAAAAAATGCCATTACAAATTTTGACCAGTCACCAAACAAAATACCATAGTTGCTAGAATTTAAGGTACTTGACATAGCTGATGTATAGAATACAGGATAACCAACCAAGTCATTACGACCTTGTAAAATAGGTACTGTAGCACTTGCAAAAGCTGGTACTTGTCTAAATTTATAAGCTAACATTGGGTGTGTTAAGAATGCTAATGAACCTTCCAATGCATTTGCTGTGTCCAACATAGCTATTAAATTATAAACACCAAGACCAGTTGCACCTGTCATTTGATAAGTGAAACCTGTACCTGTGAAAAGTGAATCTGGTTTATAAGCTAAATGTGAGTGACCATCAACAACAGCTTTGATTATTGCTGAATTGATAGCACCAACGATAGAACTTTTTATGATTGCTTCATTTGCAGGATTTTCCTGAACAAGTAAAGTTTTGCTTATGTCAACATAACCAGCAATTCTTTTTGGTGTTAAAGCTAGTCCTGCTGTGTTAGTTGGTGTTACATCAGTTTCTGCAATATTTTCACCGTTAACATAGTCTAAAACTATAGCTGTTTGTGAAGGATATGTAACATTTGCTGTTGCATAAAGCACTTGTGCACCCATTTGAATAAGTGGGTTTTGTGCATACAAAGGTGCAATTAAGTCCATAACCTCAGTTGCTACACTGGCATTTCCAGCAGCAGCCATAACAGCACGTTTTTCAACTTCACTCATACCATACATTTCTGCATAGTCTCTGTTAGTTGATAGTGGTAACTGTATTTGTCCTTTTGTGGTTAAACCATTAGTACTAAATGCTTTGTTACCAATTTCCATAAATCTTATTTCAGAATCCTGAAGTGGTTTATTGTATGCCACAGCATTAATGGCTCTTGCAAAAGAAAATCTTTTTTCGTTCATTTTTTTATTTATAATTGTAATGTTTTTATTTTTACTTTTAGTTTCAGCTTCTGCTACATTATCAGCAGCTTCAGCTTTTGCTATTTCATCAGCAGCATTTTTAATTACTGTTAAAAGTGCAGCAATTTTTGTATCTTCAGCATCAGTTAATTTTCTTGCTTCTTTTTCAGCAAGTGCAATTATTGCTCTTTGTTCATCAACTGCTGTTGCTTTTGTATTTTGTAATTCGATTAGTGTCATACTGAAATATTTTATAATAAATAGTTAATATTATTTTTTTATAAGTTTAGAGTTTTTCTTAGTTCAACATAATATGTTTTTAAGTCAGCAATTCTTTTTTCTTCAGCTAATTTATCATCAGCTAATTTCTTTTCATCAGCAATTCTTTTTTCTATAGCAAGTTTTTCAAGTTCTCTTGTTTCTGTTTCAATCAATGTGTCAAGACCTCTTGTGCTAACTTGTGTTGCTTCATAAGCTGGACTACCTACAATTGAAAAATCATATAATGCATTTATGTTATTAATCTCACGATTATAATAACCATCAGCACCTTTTGACCATGTATCATTTTTTCCATCTGGGTTAATATGCATTGCAAAAGAAGCACCTGATAAATCACCTGCTCTTACTGCTTGAAGAACTTCTTCACCTAAAGCAGTTCTCTTTGCCATAAATTTGAAATGAATACCAGAATCTGTTTTATTTATTTTCAAACTACCAACACCTTTTTTTGATCTGGCAAGAATACCTTGTGAATCACTATGATTATACAACATCATTATGTCACTATTTTTCAACAGGTCATCTGATATTGCTGAAGGTTTTATTGTTTCGTGAAACTGTCTGCCAGTTTGAGTACCAAGTAATTCTGAAGGTGAATTAAAAACAATTGCAGTACCTGTTATTTCTCTTGAATCTGGTTCTGCTGATGCTCTTAATTCTGCATTTATATATCTGATTTCTTTTTTAATTTCTTCCATAATTGAAAATTTATAATAAATACTTATTATTATTAATTAGAAGAAAAAGACCATTTATAACCACCACCTTGTTTTTGCTTACCTAAACAACAATTAGAAATAGTTTTAATTCCAGTTATTTTATATGCTTCAGCTTGTGAGGTATATTTATTAATCAATTCACCTTTTAAAGTAAATTGAAATACTGGCTTTATTCTATCATCAATTTTACAAACACCTATTTTATCTTCATTTCCTTTATAACACCATTGAAAACCACCTGCTGATATACGATTATTTATATGTTTACAACACTCTCTAATACCACTAATATTAATACCAGTTTTTCGGTATGCTTCCGACATTGATTTAAATGTTTCAATAAATTCACCTGCTTTAGTAAATTGTGATACTGACATATAATTAATACTTTTATTATCACCACCATCACCACCTTTACTTATATTAACTAAAGGACAATGAAGTACATCTTTTGCATATTGAATGAAATACATTTCAACATATTCGTGAAAATGTGCTTGCAATACTTCATCATAGTAATCATCAATTGTTAGTAGTTCTGCTATTTGTGGTTTTAATCCACAACTTAAAATTTGATTAATTTTATTGAGTTTATGTGGATTATTCTGTTTTTTTACATTTATATGTTTATATAATCTATCACTTAATTTTGTAATAGTTTTACCAACATAAAAACACTCAGCATTTCTTGGGTCGAACAAACCATATATAATTACCTTTGACATTCAGCAATAATATAAAATAATTTTATACAACATTGGTTGTTTTTTCAACAAAAGTTATTGTCCAGTGCCACCAGACATTGGCATATTATCACCTTTCAGATTGTTATCAAGTTTGTTTACTGTGCTTGTATTGGTTATACTTTGTGTCTGCACCGTAATTCTTACAGCATCTCCTTCAGGTATCCAAGGTTGACCAATCTTTTTCCTAACATCATTTATTGTATAGTATCCGTTTGAAGTCATATCAATCCAATATTTAGCTTGCACTGAACTATCCATAGAAATTAAATCAGTTAAATCAAAATCCAAACTCAATGTTTTTCTGTCTTTTGGCAATATTAATTTGACTGCAAATTCATTGATAATCTTCTGTAGTTGTGGTTGTAATGTGGTATGTAAATATTCTATCTGAATAGCTTCAACAGTACCTGCTAATTGTTTAACATTATCAAAAAGTAATGATGGGTGAATACTATACCACCTTGCCACTTCTGTAATATTCCACTGTCTGCTTTCAAGAAGCTGTGCATCACGTGGTGAAATAGAAAGTTGGTGAACAGTCATACCAAGTGGCATAACAGGTATTTGTTTTGTGCCTAATAATGAATTATAAGCATTTCTCCACCTGTTCTGAATGTCTTCTACCTGTTTTGGTGTTGGTGAACCTTCAGCCTGTATATAAGCATTACTATTTGAACCATTTTTTAAGAATTCTGAAGCATGTACTTCAGAATTATATAG